ATGCCCAGAAAGCGCCGTATTCTTGGGGATTTTCGCTTTATCTGCCAGAGTGATCAGACTCTCAATGACAGCAGAAATCCCGCCCATATCCTTGAGGCACATTTCCTGCCGAGGCGGAAATACGAAAGTGTGACTCTCGAAAACAAGGCGGGATTTGTTTCATAGGTGCGGTTATGAGGGGGATGAGAGAAGCACCACATTTCTGTGATGCTTCTTACGGTGTTTATGCTTTTGTAGTCTTCCTGGCTTGGTACGAAATACTTTCAATTTCGGCTTTACAACACTTTTTATATTTAATGTTGCTTCCGCATGGGCACTTATCATTCAGCTCTACCTTCTTATAGAATCGTGGGTGAATTATGCTGTGGATATTCTCCGACCGAACTTCTTGTCGAATGATGAACAGCAAAATCTCTGCCATTAGTACAGCCACTTTTGATAATCCAATACAGTCAATAGCCATATCCATCAGGCTTTTGGTAAGTTTTGCTTTACTAGGATTTTTAAGGTCAAATGCGATTATTGTTTGTGACAGACCATCGTATTTGATATTATTATGCCCGATGCCGTTGCGGAGGAAACGGTTGGCTGGAATATTCAGCAGTTGTTGTAACGGTTCGGATAGTTGAACTTTTTCCAGCTTCATTCCGTTGTCCAAGGCTATGTATCGGCTATAATCGTTTGGCAATTTCTTGTACTTCCAATCTCCGAATAAATTATCGAAGGTAGAATTATAAACCTGAAAATCATTCCGCAGAGTAATATTATCGAGGCAAACCGGTATAAACATCAAAGACAAAAGAGTTTCATATGCGTCTTGGTAAAACGTCTTGATATCTCCAAATGAACATGTCGCAATTCCAACATCTTCCTTGTCCTTATTGTTAAAACGAATATATGTCTCAGCCGGAAGAATATTCGGATAAATGTCCATGAATGCGGAGAAAACGTAAATAACCCTTCTGTATGAAGCAATCACATCCTGCACTCCACCCATTTGCTCAACAAATAAATGCAGTTGCTCTCTATCGGTTTTTGAAAGGACTCCGAGCAAACTGGAAATGCAATCGTCTTGATTTGGCTCGTAAAACAGGTTTTTCGTTTCTTCCTGAACGACTTCCTGTAAACAATGGAGCGATTTGAGGTAATTATCACACTGATATGAATAATCGCCCATTTTGTTCCGTAAAGCAGTAGAGATAAAATCAACGCTGCCCTCATCAAGAAGTTGAAAAGCAATGCTACGCCATGCTTTCCACTCTTCCATATTCTTCACGAAATACTTCAGACGTTCGATGCGTTCCAGCATATCAACTTGATCTGCAGCTTCCAAAAACGGAGAACTGGCAATAAGATTACCGTCAAACTCCCGCACTTTTTTACAAGGCAATTCACCTGAAATATCAACCACATAATCAGCATTTAGGATTTTATGGGAAACGGAGTCGATGTCGCATTCTTCTGTTTTTGCGTTATACATATGGAGGCCGTATTCACCGGACGATGAACCCATAATGTAAACGCCTTTTATCAATGCCCGACAATTAGCACAGTGTACGCGAAATGGATATTCATTCAAGTATCCGCCATCCTCAATACGTAAATATGTTTTTTTACCGCATATAGGGCAGATTGCAACTTTCGGAATCACCATACGCCCCTCCACACATTTTTTCTATATTAAAAAAGGCACATAATCCGAAGATTACATGCCCTGACGCGAGGTTGGAGTTAGTGATTGCCAAAAATGGCAATCACGCTCTCTTTGGCAGCATCAACCATATGGTTGAACGCTTCCTTGGCACCGTCCGGATCCATTTTCAAGACGAAAATGGAAAAGACAAGTGTCCCACCCAGGGCAACAGAGACTTTCCAGTCAACGACCTTAGAGTCCATAGCCGTACCTCCTTTCCGGGACTTGCGTCCCAAGAATAAAAATGGCCGACTATGTTGCCCTACGTCAGTAGCATTATATAATAAAAGCTACAGCTATTCAATCTTATAAATGTAAATTATTACCTTAATAATGCTTTTCGTAATTACACCGTCAATCTCACCCCACCGAGAAAGCAGAATGTCAGCTTGCCTTGCGGGGTTACTTCTATTTTCTCCAGAACGGCAAGCGAGAAGGCATAGTTGAATTCTTTGATTGTTCCCATCTCATCGAGAATTCGGCTGAGTTCAGTGGCGCGGTATCGCAGAAGGATATCGTCCGTGGTGTCGGCAGTGCGCTTGAGCGTTGCCTGGTATCTCTGCTTTTTACTGACCAACAGATTCCACCCACGGATAAACGCTTTTTCCGACTTGCCTGCCTCTATCTCTATGTCAGTGCAAAGCATTTGTCGTGGCTGTGGCAGCTTGCGTTTGTTTCTCCTGTAATACTTTACCCATCTGTTATTCGCGTCAACATCCCGAAGGGGCTGACCTCTCGGTATAAACTCCATCCCGTTGACAGGAGTACCGTTACCTCCATGATAACTGCTGCACCTCCAGTATTTTTTGCCTTTCACGGATTTTACCTTGGACTCAAGAAGAACATAGGTATGGCCGCAGGTTTGGCATACGAGTCTGCCGGACAGAGGGAATTCTTCGGAACCCGGTCTGTAGATGGTCACGCTATGCTCCTTGCAGTAGTTTTCTCTCCGGTGCTGTTCCGCAGCGGCAAGTTCCCATACGTCCCGCTCCACGATTGCCGGTATGCTGTTCTCCGCATAATACTGCGGAAGTATTCCATCGTTTTTGATACGGCGGTGGCTGATTGGATCGGCAATCAGTGTTTTCTGGAACAGCGTATCACCCTTGTATTTTTCATTGCGTAAGATTTTACGCACTACGCTCAGATGCCACACATTGTTGCCCCTCTCCGTCGGTACTCCCTCGGCGGTAAGCCTTTCGGCAATCTGTGTAGCAGTGAACCCGGAGATATAATCTGTATATATTCGCCTCACCACTGTGGCTTCATCCTCGTTGATAGTAATGACTCGCTTTTTCTGGGAGTAGCCGTAGAACTTGCCGAGAGGCAGACTGCCCGCTTCGCCTTTTTCATATTTCCGGCGGACACCCCATTTTACATTCTCCGACATATTCGTGCTCTCATTTTGTGAAAGTGCCGAAATAAGTGTCAGAAGAAGCTCACCCTCAGGGTTGATGGAATGGATATCCTCCTTTTCAAAAAAGACATCAATCCCGAGACTCCGCAGCTCCCTCGTATATACAAGAGTGTCTACGGTGTTGCGGCCGAAGCGGGAGACGCTCTTGGTGATGATCCCATTTATCTTCCCGGCGCGGCAGTCTTCCATCATCTGCAGAAAGCCTTCCCGCTTATCAACCTGAGTGCCGGAAATGCCCTCATCCGCATAGATGCCTACGAAATCGCAACTGGCATCTTCGGTGAGGGCTTTCTCATAGTACTCCTTTTGCGCGGAGAGACTGTTCAGTTGTTCGTCCTTGTCCGAGGAAACACGGCAGTAAGCCCCCATACGCTTCAGAGGACTGTCGTCGGTTCGTTCAGTCGATACCGAACGGAACAAGGGTATAATCCGTTTTGTCTCCATTTTGGACCTCCTTCACCGTCCAGTGCCCGGCGCTGTGTTCCTCTCCGGCAATCTCAAAGAGTATGTTCTCCCGCAATGGGATGCCTGGACAGGCAGACTTGCCCTTGGAAAGGTATGTCCCGCATTGCCAGTTCACGCACCACTGACTTTTCTGTCTCCGCAGGACCTTTCCGCAATTTGGACAATGCAATCTGCCGGAAAAAGGATAGGTCTTCGTTTTTCTTTCCTCAATGCGGGCATTCGCTTTCTCCCACACCTTTGTGGTGACGATGGAGGGATTGTTGCCCTCCACATAGAATTTGCTGTACGCACCGTCGTTGGTGATCTGAATTCCTCTTAAATCCACATAGCTTTTCTGCAAAAGGCAGTCGCCTTTGTACTTTTCGTTTTTGATTATCCGCAGCACCCGGTGATCGGACCAGGGATAGCCCGTATCGGTGGGGATGCCGTCCGCAGTCAGCTCCTCCGCAATTTCCGCTGGCGGCGAACCATCTATATATCTATGGTAGATACGGCGTACTACTTCCGCCTGGGTCTCTTCTATAAGCCATTCTCCGACGGCACCTTCGGTATAACCGTAAACGCGGGATGGATTGACAAGGCTTTCTCCGCCTTCGTACTTCTTGCGGATAGACCAGCGGACATTAGTCCGCACCTGTTTCCGCTCCTCCTCGGCAAAAACCGCGTAGAGGAACATCATGAGCTCACCCTCTTCGGAGATGGAGTAAATGTTCTCATTTTCGAAATAAACACAGATGCCGAGGTCGTTCAACGTCCGTACTGCTTTCAGGAAAAACAGCGTATTTCTCGCAAAGCGGGATATCGACTTCGTAACGATGAGGTCGATTTTTCCTTCCTCCGCCGCTCTCATCATAGCATCAAAGCCGGGGCGTTCCTCCTTGCTGCCGGAGATTCCCTCATCGGCAAATATGCCGATAAAGATACAGTCCGGGCGGTTTGAAAGCAGTGTCATGTAATACTCCCTTTGTGCCTCAAGTGAGAGGAGCTGGGCATCGTGTCCCGTGGATACTCTCACATAAGCACAGACCCGTTGAAAAGCGGGAGCGTCATTCTTTTTCGGAAACTGCACTTCCGTCACTTTCTTTTGCTCGTTTGACATAGCTTCTCACACCCCTTTCTATTATCCAAGGGAGTTCCGAGCCATCCCGCAGAATGAACTTTACGGTCATATCATGGTATATGATCATGTGGTTGACCGCAGCCTGCCATAAAAGCGGGTCGAACTGCGTAAGCAGGGTTTTCTGCTTTCTCAGCAGTTTCAGAAAACTCTTGACCTGGCTCTTTTTTGCCGCGCACAAAGCGATTTTCGAATTCATTTCCTGACGCTCCCTTTGGAGATCATCCAGAACCGCAATATACTTGTTATATTGCTCATTAACCCTATCGAGGTCACTGTCGCTTTTACTTCGCTTGAACAGAAATTCGCGTGTCCGTTCCGTTTCATCCTCGATGCGCTTATCCAGTTCATCACGGCGGCGGACATATTCGGAATCATCAGTAATGGCGGCAAGACAGATGCGGTAGTTTTCCGCAATCTCGTCCTTTCGTGCAAGCAGGCTGTTGAAGGCATCCATAAAGCATTTCTCGATTGATTCAGTCTTGACTGTCGGTGTGGTGCAGTATTTTCGCTTCGTGAACTTGTTGTTGCAATGCCACTCATAAGTGCGGTAAGCCGTATTGCTGTGCCAGACTTTCCGCCCATAGAATCCTCCGCAGTCCCCGCAGATGATTCTGCCGGAGAACGGCGAAACGCACCGCATAAATCCGCCGGCGGCTTTCCGTCTGGCAAACTCCTCCTGCACCATTTCAAAAGTCTCCGCGGAAACGATAGGAGGATGATTATTTTCAATATAGTATTGGGGATATTCGCCTTCGTTTAATTTAGTCCTCTTAGTAAGAAAATCTACGGTAAAGCGTTTTTGAAGTATTGCGTCCCCCTTATATTTCTCGTTATGTAGGATGCTTTTTACCACGCTTGCTTGCCATACCTTCTTTTTCATCGGGGTCGGGATACCTTCCTCGGTGAGGCGGGCGGCAATATCGAAGGCAGTCTTTCCAGCAGGAAATTCGCTGTAAATGTGTCGGATGATTTCAGCCTGCTCCTCAACAATCCGCGAATTGCCGTCTTCGCCCATCTCATATCCGAGGAAAGAACTGTAGGCGAATGTCACTTTTCCGTCCGCAAATGTTTTTCTGCGACCCCACGCGGTATTGGAGGCAATGTTTCGCACCTCTTCCTGAGCCAAACTGGAAAGAATCGTCAATAGCAATTCTCCCTTGGAGTCAAGAGTATAGATATTCTCTTTCTCAAAGAAAATTTCTACGCCCTTGTCCTTCAGTGAACGGACTGTGGTAAGGCTGTCCACTGTGTTGCGGGCAAATCGGCTGACCGATTTTGTAAGGATGAGGTCAATCCTGCCGTCGAGAGCATCCTGCACCATGCGGTTGAAACCGTCACGCTTTTTCATGTTGGTGCCGGTGATCCCCTCGTCTGCGTAAACCTCGACGAATTCCCATTCTGGGTTGGATTTGATGTATTGGGTGTAGTAATCGACCTGTGCATCATAGCTGCTTATCTGCTCGTCCTTGTCAGTCGAAACACGGGCATAGGCCGCAACTTTTCTCCTTTTTATCATTCCCGGCAGTGATGCTGAAAAGCTGGTGGGCTTGGCCGGAATGACTGTTATCGTTTTTCCGCTCACTGATTACACCTCCTTGCTGTGGCTTGACGCGCTTTTTCCCGCATCTCAGGAGTCCAGCTTTCACTGCGCGATCTGTCCTGCCAGATGTATTCGGCTACGGACCCGTCTTTGAAAATGAACCGTAAAATATTACTGGGCATCGCATCAATGCGTTTAACCTTAGCAGTGAAACACTCTTCACTGAAGGTTCCCTCTCCAAGGGCGCCGGCTATCACGCGTTTAATTGTTCCCTCCGGGATGGCTTTAGACGCGCAGTAGCTTTTACCCTTCGTGTTGAATGTCGAGCAGCACCATACGATATTGTACGGAGTTGTTTTGCGGCGATAGTTTTTTCCGCAGATTCCGCAGCGTATCTTCTTGGTGAAAACGCTTGCTGTACCGCTCTTCTGAGTGTGCTTTTCAGCCCTAAACGCTATTTCCTTTTGAACTGCTTCAAAGGTATCCTTTGAAACGATTGGTTCATGATTATCGGAAACATAGTATTGAGGGAGTTGTCCGGTATTCGGAGACTGCCGTTTCGACAGATGATCTGAACTGACCTTTTTCTGCAGGAGCAGATCCCCCATATACTTTTCATTACGCAGAATATTGCGGATGGTGTCGTGATGCCAGATTGAAATCTTCTCCGAAGAGATGCCGTTTTCATTTAGAGTGTTGGCGATTCCCTGCGCTCCGCAGCCGGAAAGGTAAAGGTTAAAAATCTCTTGCACGATAACTGCCTCGTCCGGGATTACAGTGATTACACCGTTGACCAGACGGTAGCCGAGCATCGTGCAGGTGTTGGGTTGCCCTTGCTCAAAGCCCTTGCGAATCCTCCATTTACAATTATCGCTGCATGAGAGGCTTTCTTCCTGCGCAACCGAAGCCATAAGCGTAAGCATGAGTTCTCCTTCTTCGCTGACGGAATCCATATTCTGATCTTCAAAGAAAACATTGATTCCAAGTTCCTTGAGTTCCCGTGTGGTTTCCAGAAGAGTTACCGTATTGCGGGCAAACCGTGAAATGGATTTCGTAATTACCACATCGACATGTCCGCTCCGGCAGTCGGCAAGGAGCTGCTGAAACTGTTCACGGCTGTCTTTTGTGCCGGTCTTTGCCTCGTCAGCGTATACCCCCGCAAATTCCCATTCAGGGTTGTTAATGATGTAATTGCGGTAAAAGTCTATCTGCGCTGCCAGGGAATGCAGCATGGTCTCCTTGTCGCATGACACCCTGGCATAAGCCGCTACGCGCTTTTTAACGGTAATAAGCCTTGCCTCGGGAGTGATGTTTATGATTCGTTTTTTCATATAGTGCCTCCTTTGGTAGTGGACATATTACCGTCAATGTTTGTTATTATCCAGTCATATTTGAAAACTATCGCACACAAATACCGGTGAATATTTCGCCCTCAGAATTGTATCAATTACCCGGTAGTCGTCCTCAGATATTAGCCCTTCAGAAAGCATACTTTTGAAAGGCGAGAGGCTCGCATGATACATCAGTTCTCTGTCCAGCCGCTCTTTTGTCACGACGGGTCACCGCCCTTGAAGCGAATGGATACATAGCAGCTGTGGGAACAATATTTCCGCGTTGTATTGCCATAAGCCGTAAACGGCTTTCCGCAGGCTTCACATACATAGCTGTGAACGGCTCCGTTTTTTATATCTGCGTGGTGTTTTACCCACCATGTTTTACGGCATTCATCCGTGCAAAAACGGCGCCTTTTATGTTTCCCGGACTGTACTATGGGTTTTCCACACTGCGGACAGACGCTTTCTACGGCAGAATCGCTTCGTTTTCCCGCCAGGCCATTACGCTGGCAGTAGCTTTTAACCGTATCCTTTGAAATGCCGAGTCTGTCTGCTACAGCTGTATAGCCAAGCCCCTGCAGACGCAGAGTCCTGATCTGTTCTTTCTGGTTATCCGTCATAAGAAAACCACCTCCTGCCTTGTAGCCTTGGGAGGAGGTGGAAAAGGACGTTTTCAGTTCTTTTTATAAAATTCACATTCATAGCCGTCAACCCGGAGCAAAAGTCCCGGTGTCCAGGGAGGCACCCGACCCATCTGTTCACAGACCGCTGCGAGGGACATGGAACCGTCCGCTTCAATGATGATCTCATCATGCACATGAGCAACGATGGAACAGCAGCGGAGCGTTTGCATAGCGTACATCAGAATATCCCGGCTCGTTGCCTGGATGATGTTCTCCACAAATTTGGGGCCGTAACTTTCGAGTCTTTCCCATTTCTTCGTGCCGCCTACGCCCTCATAGGTAACGGACTCGCCACCGAAGACATTCTCTCCGATTCTTGGCTTAACATAGGCAAGTCGTCTTCCGGAAGGCAGAGTAATGAAAAGAAAGCCGCTTTGATAATCGAACTTGATTCCGTGGCTTTCGGAGAAGGTTTTCTCTTTTACGCACTTCTTGACTGCCGAATCGACATCCCACCAGAACTTTACGATATTGGGGTTTGATTGCCTCCAGGCAGTTACAAGCGGCTGAAGTTCCTCCTCGGCAAGTCCCATATCGAGCGCTCCCATCGCTTTGAGAGCACCCACGGAACCGCCGTAACCGAGCGCCAACTCAGCAATTTTGCCTTTCTGCCGGAGGTGGCCGTTGATGCCGTGCTTTTCCACGGGAACCCTGAACATTTGAGATGCCGAAGCACAGTAAATGTCACCTCCGTTTGCAAATACCTCATCGCGCCATTTCTCTCCGGCAAACCAGGCGATCACACGCGCTTCGATTGCAGAGAAGTCCGCCACGATGAACTTTCTTCCGTTCTGCGGCACGAAGGCTGTACGGATAAGCTGTGAGAGTGTATCCGGGATATCGTCATAAAGCATCCGCAGTACTTCATAATCGCCGATCCGCACAAGGGATCTCGCTTCCGCCAAATCCGGCATATGGTTTTGCGGAAGGTTCTGCAATTGAACAAGCCTCCCGGCGAACCGGCCTGTGCGGTTGGCACCGTAAAATTGAAACATTCCTCTCGCTCTGCTGTCCCGGCAGACGGCGTTTTCCATAGCCGTATATTTCTTTACCGAAGATTTTGCAAGCTGCTGCCGGAGAGTCAGCACCTCTCGCAGTTCGTCCGGCGCTGTTTTTAAGAGCACCGCAACATCCTTTTTGCCGAGAGATTCAACTTCCAGACCGTTGCAGGAAAGCCACTGTTTTATCTGCTGCACTGAGTTGGGATTGTCAAGGTCGGTCAGATTACGCATTGCGGCCGAAAGCACTTCTCTTGATTTGCCGTCTATTCGGACTGCCTGCCTGACAAAGTCCATATCCACACCGATGCCACGGTCGTTGATTTCCTGGTCGAGGTGATATTCGTCCCATACAAAATCAGGAACAGGGAATCGGGCAAGCTTCTGCTGAATCTGCATCTCCGTTTCAACATCACGTTTGTTATACGCTTTATAATCCGTCCATTTGTCCGGGGCATCTGACGGAAAATTACGGGTGCGGCTGCCGTTGGCTTTGGTGGGAGCGCAAGGCATCGAGAAGTATTTTATAAGGTCTTTGCCTTCCTTCAACTTTTGTTTTTCCAGACCAAGAACCGCGCCGACACCCTCAAGGGACAGCGGCAGTCCCATATACGCTGACCAAACCATTGAGCAGCGCCAGGAGGACGGGTTGAGAAATCTCGCATACTCCGTAGACAGCGAATTTGAGTCATGGAAGGACTCAAGGCTTACGCCATGGCCTGTAAGATATCTTGATAAACAGACGCGCTCAAACTGAGCGTTGAACGCCCATTTCAGAACCGCTTCATCAGTCAAAGCATCAAGAACATCCTCCGGCATGCTTTCACCCTGTGCGAGATCGATGACGGAAATCTCTCCGCCATCAATACTGTATCCGAAAAGCAGTATCTCAAAATCCTCACTCTCGGCATAGCGATATACTCCGCCTTTGGCAAGGTTGACCGAGGAGTAGGTTTCAATGTCTATGGATATCGTTTTCATAAATTCACCACCTGTCATATAAGGAAACGGGCGGCAGAAGTTGCCCTCCGCCGCCCATGTGCAGCATCGCCGGATTATGCGAGGAAATCCTCGTCATCCAGAGTGGTGAAATCTTCAGCCGCGTTTGTTCTGCCGCCGAGTGGTTCTCCGTCACGGATTTTCTGTATGTTGCCCAGCCCTGCGGCAACACCTTTATTGCCGTTGGAGTTGAAGGCGAAAAAGTTCAGGGAAACCCTGCCATAGCAGCCGCTGTATACTTCACTTTTGTCAAGGATGGGCTTCACGGCGCGGTCCACGATCTGGGGCGCGGTCGTGCTGTTGGCGTTAATGAACCAGTGCCCCTTGTACGCTTCGTCGTCGCGCTCCACATCGCCGTCCCTCAAGGGCAGCTTGATAGCAGCTTTATTGGGTTTCTTGCCGCCGAACTTGGCGATGCCGTCCTCAATGGCGGCATCGATTGCATTGTTGATCGCATTTACCGTTTCTGTATCACTCTTGGGGATTAAGACGGATACGCTGTACTTCTCGGCTCCGCCGTTTATGGAAACGGGCTCCCAGCCGTGGAAATAAGAGAGACGGGTGTTTGTTCCGGTGATAACCTTGGTTTTGGTATTCATATTAGTCATGTTAATTTACCTCCATAATTTCGTAAAAGTCGTTTTTAGCGTTTGAAACGTTCATAGCCGGTCTTTTATCCGATTTCGGAACCAGAGTCGGCCTGCCCGGTGGCTTATGGATGAGGTCACCGAGTATTTCCTCAAATTTGGTCTTGCCCATAAGTTTCTGCATCTCTGTCATCGGAATAACGCTCTGCCGGTAGATGTCGATATAGCCGTGCTGTTTTGCAGTTTCCGCCACCTGCTCTTCATCACGGTACTTGCGGCCGGAGCGGCCTTCGACTACCTTGAAGCCGTTCCACTCTTTACCATGGCTTACGGCGGCTTCAGTCGCATAGGTCATGATTTCGTTAGCCCATTTCGTGAGACCGGGCAGGATGCTCATAATCTCCTCAATCTCCGAATCGGTCAGAAGCGGTGGAAGTTTGAACTCCGACTGCGCCAGCCTGAGTTTTTCCTCGGCTCTCGCACGGCACTTGACTGCCGCGCGGCAGAAGGTACACCATTCGCCCGGGATATACTCGCCTTCACCGTCATAGGCTTTTTTCGCTTTCGGCCTGAGTTCGTTTGCCGCCCAGTCCTTCAGTGCCGATACTGGAATAGTCCATGTGCTGACATTTTCTCTTCTCGGCTGAAAAATGGTCATCGAGATTTCTTCAAAGTCATACAGGCTGTTATAAATCTCGAGAGCGCCCAGGGCATAGAGCTTCATCTGCGTATTGTTTTCAGCTTCCACCAGTACACCCATGCCATATTTGAAATCGATGATATGAAGTCTGCTGTCTGAAATTATCAGGCAATCGCCCGTTCCGAAGCCGTCCGGAACATAGCAGGAAAAGTCCAACCGCTGTTCGATTAGTACAAGCGGGTCTTTGCAGACCTGCTTTGCCGCCTCATACTGCTCCATAACAAACTCTGCATAAGCATCGGTGCATTCCTCCATTTCATCGGAGCCGTAATCCGATACCGGTCTTTTCGACCGCATATGAAGTGCTTTCTTCAGCTTGTATTCGCACAGGGCGTGTGCCGCCGTACCTTCTTCAGCAGCGGCCGAGGAGTTGTTTTCGAACTCCAGTTCCAGCCTTGCGGACGGCATACAGTTAAGCCATCTGTGGGAACTCGATGCGGAAAGAACCGCGTGATCAGCCATTGCCAAGCACCTCCGCTTCTTTCAGCACAGCGGAGAAATGTTCCGGCTTGATCTCCGACAACTTGTCCGCTCCGTATTTTCGAATGAGTTCCCGCACCTCGGCTGTCAGTCCGTTCCGGCTCTTATCCGTGAGAACGGTCCTGACCTGCTCAAGTGAGATATTCGATGGCTCAGGCGTTTCCGATTCGACAGGCTGTGTCTGCCCGGAATCCGGTTCACCCTGAACCGCTTTATCGCACAAAGCCTGCAGGCTGTCTGCAAGGGAGCGGATATCCTCGACCAGATCAAGCAGTAACTTGATTTTGCTCATGACTCTTTTCACCTCCTTCGTCTATCTCGCAGATGGCAAGTTCCTGTACGGAATCTCCGGGCACCAGGATGGTCACCTTCTGCTTGTTGCCGAGTAGAAAACGCAGAATTCGCTCTCTTACGGTTACATTGCGGCAGGTAACGATTCCGCCGTTCTGCGGTTGTTTGGAAACACTGATTTTCAGGCTGTGTTTCATAACCCTCACCTCTTTCCGAGAGCGTCTTTGTCGTTTGCCCTCTGTCTTATAGCCACGAGAGGACGAGGAAAAGGACGTTTCCACAAAAAAATAAGCCCGCCGAAGAAAAATTCCTCGACGGGCGTAAATTGCAGAGCTTTATTCGCTGTATTTTATGAAAGCATCGGTAAAGCCGGCAGACTTTACCTTGCTGAGCAGGGCATCGGCATTCGCTTTGACTGAAAACGCACCAAGTTGGACGCGGTAGTATTTTTTATTGGTATCAGTCGAGACATTTATGGAAGCGGATGCCTCGAGCAGCTTTCCAACCTCAGTACGAAAGGTATCCATACTCTTACCGTGCTTTGGAAACCAGTGCATCACATCGCTGTGGTTGCTGGCAATACCAAGCTTGGCTCCTTCGCTGTGGCAGATGATGTTCTTCTCGGTAAGTCCATACTGCTTGCAGAGGTAAGCACATAGCTCAACGGCCTCTTTGTAGACGGCAGAAAAATACGAGGCGTCCGTCAGACCATCCTCGCAAATTTCAAAGCCGATATGTGTATCATTGGCAGAACCGCCGGCATGCCATCCCCTATGATTCCAGGGCAAGGTTTGATAAGTGGCGATGCTTCCATCCGCCAGTTTGCCAATGAAGCCGTGGACGCAGACCTGTCGGCCGTCCGGCTTGTCCTGATTCCAGTGGTTATTGTACTGGTTCTTGCCAAGCAGACCGTCATCAGGTCCGACATAGCGTTTCAGGTTCGGGTTGTTCGCCCCTGTGGAATGGACCATGATGCCCTTTGGTGTGATGGGTTTGCCTGCTTTGTAGCAAGCGTTGTTGGTGAGAATGAGTTTGTGCAGATTCATTTACTTGTCCTCCTTGTTCAGCTGTTCCAAGACCGTTTTTAGCTTTTCGGGAATAGGCAGACCGATTTTTGCCGTATTCTCAATAATGCTGATGCCTTCATTAGATAAGTAGAAGAAGATGACGGCAGTACGGATCGCGCTTCCGGTTTGTATAAGCTGCGAATCCACGATATGCGCCACCGCCACCAACGAGAAAATCAGCACCTTCTTGAAGATGCCCCGAAAGCCCACCTCACTTGAAAGGCGTTTTTCCAAGATGGCCACCATGAACCCTGTCAAATAGTCGATAACGACGAAAGCTACCAGAGCGTAAAGGAAACCATCCCAGCCACCCAGGAAATACCCGATATAGCCGCCTACAGCAGCAATGATAATCTGAAACGTGTTGACAATGTCTTTCATTCTTGAGTCCTCCTCGATTTAAAATAAAAAAGAGCCCGAAGGCTCCATAAGCAACTTGTATTTCTGATTACTATCCAAATATAGATAGGGATATTACAGGGCAGTCGATGTACCCTCCGTCCAAGTCCTCGCATGTCAGTCCGATGAATAAATTTGTAATTTCAGCAGGATCTGAAGCCGCCACAGCTGTATTCGCTGACGTTCCACTCGTTGTCAAAGAGGTTCCCGCTGTGTATTTAAAGGTGTCAGCTGTTACCTCAGTAATTTTATATGCGCCATCCACTCCTGTCCCGGAAGTTATATCAGAGTAGATCATGTGACCAATTTTGTAGCCGTGTCCTGTTAAGGTTACCGTTACGGCTGTTCCGCTTTGTGCATAGGTTCCGGTGGCGTTTGCATTCGTGATTCCATTAAACGTCACCCAAGCCATGCAGCCGCCAATAGAGCTTCCACCGCCGCCAGGCACAAATTCAAGACCGCTGCCATCGGCTTTAACAGCCACCACTTTATTTCCTTGTCCTAAATAGCTGTCAGGCGTATCCGTCAAGTCTAAAAAATGATGGACGTGGTCGATCTCTGAGTAAACATTGGTATGCAGGTGGTTCGTGTTTGCCTTCGTTGCAAGGATGGTATTTATCTCGGATTCAGAGTACGTGCCACTGCTTGACGGGGGCACTGCAAGCACGTCAGAGCCACTGAACTGTGACATCCGTTCAACCTTTTGGTTAAGCTTAATCTCATGCTCCAGCATCATGTTATGCAGTTCCAGCGTGTACTCAAGGACACTGTTCCCATCGTCCTCACTTACTGTGATTCCTCGAACTCGCACCTTACCGTCAAATCCGGCATCGTCTGTTCCTTCAGGTGCAATCTTCCAGCCAATCCAGTCACCGATTAAGTAAGACTCGAAGGGTTTTAGCCTGTTGCCCTCATCATCGTAGAACTTCGTTACCGTTCCTTGTATTCCCCAGGTCGGGAAAGCGGCTCGGCTAAGATATGCTTGTCCATACTCGCTAAGCCCGGACTGGATATTGCTTGCAGACAGATAACCTTCTCTTCGTCCATACACAGTTTGGCTAACAGAGTTTGATGCTATCGCTAGCAACTTGTCACCGCCCTCAACCAATACTTCATTGACTAAGTGCGTTGCATCGCTTTGGTTTTGGTGACTAAGGATCGCCTGCCCGGGTCTGTAGACTACTTTGTCATACAGGTCCATACCTCTTGACTTGTAAATTTTTAGCACAAGGTTCGGAGTCATTTCTATATCGAAGTATCCAAGCCCATCGGTAAATTTCGACACGACCTCGCTGAGCGGTGTGCCGACGTGGAATGTTAAATTCACATTCTCTGTAAACAGGTTGCCCAGGCTGTCCATGTCATCTTGCCAGTCTATCGTTACCCCAACAAGACCTCCGCGATTCTGTGCTTCAAGGAGCAGCGTCCTCAAGACTTTGCTTGCGGTTCCTGTGAAAGGTCTGTCTAAAGCAGGCGTGCCCATGTTTTCCGGATACACAACAGCCCTGCTAAGGATATTCAGAACACCTCGACCACTTACTTCAATTATCTGTTTTTCATCGCTGTCAACATAGTTTGGTTTCCTGGATTCTATAACCCACTTGAATAATGGGTTGCCGTCAAGTTTAACAAGAATCAAATTATCATCCGTAATGTACGTCCTGTCGCCACCGGTTTCATCATATCGGCTGATGCTGAAACTTCCACTTCCGGGTTTGTTCTGCAGCATCTGGAATGACTTGTTGAACGCGCCGCCAAGCTGTCTTACTATAATGTTCGGGTTAGTCCTGTCGCAAACAAACAGCTCAACGCCGATGTCATCTGCCGGGAGCCCTTCATAAACTTCAAAGCCTACAAGGTTGCTGTTCTGTACGGTCGGGGCAGTTAGCTAGCTGTACCTTTATGCTTCCGGTCTCAGCATCCATCGGGAGCTGGAACACAATCTTTTCCCAAGTCCACTCAAGTACGCTGCAAAGCTTGGTGCCAATATAGACAAATCCACCGTAGCTTCTTAAGTACCTGTTTACATTGCTGAGGTCTACTGACGTATGCGTGTATCCAAAGCCATTTCCGTACAAGGTCAATATCGATCCGGGTTCACCTCTGGTAACAGAAATCGACTGAATCCAGGGGAAGGGTGGATCATCCGTAACATTCAACGGATTATACAAGGCTCTCGTTGCCCTAAGCTTTCCAAATGCACGATTGAACACATTGTACAGAGCGCGCTTGTCTCTGGGTTTTCCAAAAGCCCTGTTTTCTTTCAAGTCAAGGGTTCTCGCCGCAACTGGCTTCCCGAAGGCAATGTTCTCAAGCAGCGATAGGTATCTGGGCAACGGGAATGGACCACCTGTTAAGTTGAACGTGTTAATCTGGCTCCAGCCAGTATCAATCCCCAGCGCAGCATTGACGGCCCTTGCTCTCCAGCAAAGGAACCCGTCATACACGTCCTGCGGGTAAAATGTTGTCGGTTCACCACAAGGCAAAGCTGAGACGGTGGTCGTTCTATGCTGTAACCCAGTAAATTGAGCGGTTCGGTCTATTTCTATTGTCATGTTCGCAACCGCATCAAGGACGAGCTGCATTTCCATTTTCATCAGTGAGGGCGTTTTCGTAATATCTGAGGTGTTTAGCGTTTGCTTGAACCAAATGTATTTTCCGGTCATGTCATCATTCTGGGCAATAACCGGGCATTGGGCGCCGTTCGTTGCTTGTGTGTACGAACCTGGAGGATTCAAGTCACTGGTCAAAGCACAGCTAATCGCAATACTCGTTCCGGTGGGCATATCCCCAAGTTCCCACGTAATTGTCTCGTCACCATAGGCCATGCCGCTGAGTGCAAAAGGGCCAATGACTCTGTTTCCTGTTGTGTAGAAATCAAAATCGTAGCCGATGCCCTCAAGCAGTTCCATTTCTGAAAACGATACGTCCGTTCCGCTCTGGTTAGAGGTCACATTCAGTCGATAGTAACTGTACAAGGCGATCTTGGCATAAGCCACGGTGAATGTTTTCAGTTCATTCATTGCCCACGAAATCTGACCAGTCTGTGTATCCAAAACTGTCCAGTTCACACCATCATTACTGCCCTCGAACGTCCAGTCTTTGGGGCTGTCAATCAAGTACGTATCATTTCTTGCTCGTATCGTGTATCCTGAGATCTTCTTTGCTGAAGGAAGGGCAGCGGTCAGTATTCCAGATGTAGAGCCAATAGCCCATCTGCTGTTCGGGTCATTGTCAAAAGCTCTCCAACCTTCATAGCCGGAGCCAAGGTTTCCACTGTCACTTACCGTCACTCCTTCAGTCGTAGCCGCCGTCATGAGCGGAACCACATCGGAGCCATTTGTGTATCCTTTCGGTGTAGTGCTTGGATCTTCATCCAACTGCAAACCTATGAAGGTCGGTACATGGCCTATTTCAACTTCTCTCGTCACAACATGAGTGAACACACCATCTTCATCGAAGTCGGCTTTCACCAACTCTTCATAGGTGCGTATCCATTTTGCGGTCAAGGACAAGCTGCTGGTTATCGCTTGGTCTTGAGGTGCGATCAACCTTATTCTATCTGGCATTATCTCACCTCCATACTATGACCAGCTCCCTATCAGTGCCTCAATTCTCGGAGACCTCGGTCCGAGCATCTGCGTTGGCGGCGGGATCGTGTTTTTAATGATGATGCTTGTGCTTGCAGTTTCCGGAGCAAGCGAAGTAATCGTAGCACCTGTCACCCACGTAGCACCCTCGTCCGTGCTGAATAAAAGATCCTGGTCAATCAAGGACAGCGTTATATTATTCGCTGTCTTTGTTGAGCTGCTGTTGTAGAGCTTAATCCTATGCGTTGTCGTGGTTCCTTCCGGCCTGTCTCCGAAATCAAGGTCTCGGATAAACTCAGGGTCTCCACTCGCATCATCATCCATAAACAAGATATCGTTCACTACCTCACCAGTTGCTTTCATGCCGTAGATATGCAAGGCATATACTACTGCGCCCATATAAGAACCGGTTGTGGCATATTCAACCCGCAAGCATCTTATGGATTCAGAGAACGTACAAGGCTGTATCTGGTCTCTCCAATCATCATCCCCCGTTAATAGTGTAGGAATGCTGCCGTTTGGCAGATTCGCTGCTATCCACGTACCATCTAAACCATTCGTTGTATCTGCACTTCCATGAACAGTAATGGATTGCAAGTTCCTTGTCGGTGGCATCTGACCGGCATATGACTGAGCATGGAGCATTCCCAAGCCGGAAACATTGTATTTGTGCGGTAAAAACACCCACAACACAAGCTTAATTCCATAGTTGCTTGAATACGATTGTAGAACTGCATATGTGCTATTGCTTAAGCCATTTAACTTAGACATCTCATCCGTACTCAATGCTGATACCATGTCAACGATTGAAGTTCCCCTATATACAGAGCCTCCTCCAACGTCATAAGCAAATTTTCTTCCGGGGACAGTCGGGTAAGCCATCTAATCCACCTCCTATGACCAACTGCCAATCGACACTTCAAATCTTGGCGCTCTTGGACCAAGCATCTGTGTCGGCGGCGGTATCGTATTTTTGACAATAATACTTGCACTGGTTCCCTGCGGAGCCAACGAGGTAATCGATGCTCCGGTAACCCACGTTATCCCTTCATCCATACTGAACAGCAAATCCGTATCAATTAGAGAAAGTGACAAATTGTGGGCAATCTTTGTCGAGCTGCTATTGAACAGTTTAATCCGCTTCATGATTGTGGTGCCTTCCTGCCGGTCTCCCCAGTCCATGTCTCGGATAAATTCCGGGTCTCCAGATGTATCATCATCCAAGAAGAGAATATCATCTGGCAATTCTCCTGCTGCTTTCACACCGTAGATATGCAGTGCATACAGATAAATACGTGATAAATCACCAGAGCCGCCGGATGCATAGTATCTGATTCGTAGCACTCGTATAGCTTCAGAAAACGTACATGGCTGTATGCTATCTCGCCATACGTCGTCATCCATCATATAGGGCGGTATTGCACCATTAGGCAAAACAGCATCTATCCATGTACCATCAAGCCCGTTTGTGCTATCTGGGCTGCCTGCCACCGTTACTGAACCGGTGTAAGCACCATCCCTATATAATTTGTGGACCATGCCTAGCCCAGATACTACGTATTTCTCGGGCAAGAAGACCCAGACGGTTCTAACGATGCCAGCATTGCCCATCTCAGCAAATAGAACAGTGGCCGAGTTGTTTTCACTGTTCAACCTACTAATCAATTCCGGTGACAGTATCGTCGTAATGTCATTAATATCATTTCCATAGTAGACAGAACCACCGCCTATGTCATATTCGAACCTCCGTCCGGGCAATGTTGGATATGGCATCTAATTCACCTCCTAATAAAAGGCAGGATAATACTCAAATACAACCCTGCCACCTATCGTATCTGTTTCTAATTCCATGCTGTTGTTTCCCGCTTCGAGGATCATCCAGTAGGCATCGCCACCATGCTTGACAATGGAGATCATATTCGAATTTCCTTTCAGGCAGGTGTAATATTTTGTTTCCAAAACCACAGATTCCCCGCTTGCTATTGTTCCAAGGAACTGAATCCAAACCCCGTTGTTCTGATTCCTTATAATCGGATTACTAAGCGGTCCTTCCAAGGTAATAACCATTGCTGTTATTGGCGCAGAGCCTTCGTTGGCATGCGTCCATGCAAAGGGAGAGGAAGTAACCATCTTGGTCTCAGCGCTTTTTACGATTCCATAAAAGAAAGGATCGGCTAATTCAAATTCCAGAGCGAATTTGGCATAGCCGGGATTTTTCCTGACGAAATTTATCTCTGTACAAAGCTCGGCTTGCGCCTGCCTGGTTTCTCCGTTCCTCATTGTACGAACAAGTGAATGAAGCCCCGGATTGCCAATAGCCTTCAAGAATGCATCAATATTATCATCCAGGTCGGCTCTACTCGATCCTTTTATCCACATGGAGAGGACAACTTTTCTACTGTCAAATCTTTTCTTAATCCACCTCTTGCCGTGCTGAAACGGCACCTGCAGGTCAGTTCCTCTGTATTTAGGAATTCCAACACCCTCGATAACATCTTCAACAGCCCGTTTTCCCCTTGAGGTGAGAGGGAACCCGTTAAACGTCCAATTCTCAGCCAATTATATGCACCTCCTACACCAAACCGTAGGAGTGCTTCAGCAAGGTAGTTCTTACACTGTCTGAAGCCAGCTCCGGCTTTGGATTATTAATTACAATTTCATAATTGTTTACCGCATTCCCAGTCTGCTTTTCAGCTCCCGTTCCATTTGAGTTCGGCATTGACCTGCTGACCGCGTCCACATCTATATTCAATCCGTCAAACTCTGTTGGAATAGCTTTTTTCATGTCTTCTTCAACCAACTTCATAGCATCGGTAAATCCCACTCCGATTCCCATGCCCATGTTCGTTCCGATACCCGCGAATACTGTCGATGGCGAGTGTATGCCCAGCAGATTTTTGGCGCCATCCACGATGCCGGAAAAGAAGCCGCTGACTTTTTCGCTAATCCAACTGCCCATGGATTTAATGCCGTCCCAAAGGCCAGAAACGATGTTCTTTCCAATTTCAAAAACCGAACTGACTGCTTTCCCCAGGCCCGTCACGATCGCCGCTATAATCTCCGGTAGTCTGGCAACTAATTGTGGGATTGCCTGGATCAAACCAAATGCAAGCTGGACGGTGAGTTCAATGCCCATCGCAATAATGGCAGGCAGGTTGTTGGTGATGAAATTAATAATCGTCATTATAATCTGCGGCAGTGCTTCTATCAGTTGGGGTAAGGCGTTTAGGAGACCTTCTGCCAGACCAATAATGATTGCAAAGGCTGCTTCCAGAACTTTGTCCAGGTTATCTATCAGCCCTGTGACGATTGTGATGACAGCTCCAACCGCAGCAGGGATTAACTCTGGCAAGGCTATCCCGATGCCTTCTACAAGTGCGGTTATGAGCTGCACAGCAGCCTCAATGAGCAGAGGAAGGTTGTCTATAAGAGCCGCAACAATGGTCATAATCGCATCAACAGCGGCAGGTATCAGCTCAGGCAACAGACTTAAAACCGTCTCCAGCACCTGGGTGAACAGCTCTGTGACTGTATCCAGCAAGGTAGGAAGCAGTTCACCGATTGCTGAAAGAATCGCATGCATTGCCATGGGAAGGGCAGATACAATATTTTCAATGACCGGTACGATGTTTGTTACAACAGCTTGAAAAGCGTCCACTAAATTCTGTGTCAGGTTCGTCATGTCGGCGTTGGTATTTCCAAGACCTGCTGTAAAGGAGCCAAGTGCGGCCTGCAGCAGCCCGATGGAACCGGATATGGTCTGGGTGGACTCGCGGGCAAAGTTACCTGCGTACTGCTCAGTATTCTCAAAGAACATCTGCATGGCGACTTCAGCTTTTTCCGCTTGCGTAGCCGAGTTCCAAGTGAAGTCCAGACCCTTGGCAAGGGCATAAGCTTGGATGTTGGTAGCGTTCATGGAGACACCGAGGTTATCCATCATCGTGAAGTTGCCCTTGGCCGCACCGGCGACGGACTCCATAGCCATGGACATATCGATGCCCATAACCGAGGCCATGTCCGCCGCTCGCTGCATGGCCTTTTCGGTCAGTTCAAGGCTCTTTTGCTGTTCAATGCCGGAGCCTTGGAAAAGTGCGCCCATTTTATTGGCGGTCGCCAGGTATTCGCTTTGCGATACGCCCAGATTCTTATAGGCATCCTCGCCGGTTTTCTGAATGGATGCGGCATATTCTCCAAACACCGCTTCCGAGCCGCCCAGGTTCTGTTCCAGTTCTCCGAACTGCTGCACGACCTCTTTGCCCAGCTTGAAGGCTGCAGCACCTGCAGCAACCGCAACTGTGCCCATCGCTGCGCCGACGCCCTTCAAGATACCGCCCAGCTTATCAAATTTGCCGCCGGAATTTTCAGCCTCATTCCCGGATTTCTTCAGTTCATCGCCGAGCTTATCCGCTTCATCGGCGGACTGTGCCAGCTCACGTTCCATGCCGTTGAGTTCGGCTTGGGCGTTGTTAAGTTGAACCGCCCAGTTCTGGGTACGGCGGTCATTCTCGCCGAAAGAATCGGAGGCGTTCTGAAGCGCTTTACGGAGCGTTTCGATTTTGTCTTTCTGCGCATCGATCTGCTTGGTGAGCACCTCGTTTTTGGCGGTGAGGGACTGGACGCTGTTTTCATTTTTGCCGAATTCAGACTCGACTAATTTCATTTCTGAGCCGAGAACCTTAAACGACTGATTGATATCAGCAAGGGCTCGTTTAAATTCTTTTTCGCCCTCCACACCGATTTTTAGGCCGAAGTTATCCGCCATATTCTCACCACCTCCTTAGATTCCATCTGGAATGATTTCGTCAATAAAGTACTCGCGTTTTGCCCTCGCTAGTCCGTTAAACTGTTTGTAAACCTCCCACTGATCGAGCAAATGCCCAATCGGCATCAGCCAGGTCTCCTGCTCGGACCGATGGAGAAGAGATACACCATAAAAAATCAGTCGGGCAAACAACTCTTCGTCGCTTACCCGACCTGTGCGTTTTTTGAGGATTCTTCCTCGCTCTCCACGTTTCGCTTTGTGCCTTTATACATGGCATCCATAATGGCATTTTTGTAATCTGCCAGTTCATAAGGTGAGGTCAAGAGTTCGACCGTATCCTCCGTAAGAAGATCTCTCTTCTTCGACGGATTCTGAAGATTATGGACCAGCACCGATTGGTTGGCGAGTAGGGTGATAAGCCACACCACCTCGTCCAGAGCCATTTCAAAGTTCTCAGTTTTCATGAGTTTTTCGCCCAAATTAGAAAGACCGCCATATCTCTTGGCGATCTCCTTTGTGGCCTTAGTGGTCAGGAGCATTTTGTATTCCTTACCACCGATTTCTATGATTGCGCTTCTTTCGTTATCCATCTGATCGCCCTCCATTACGGGGTCACCGTGAATACGGGTTCATAGACCTGCGTGTACCAACCGGTGATCACAGAAGCCGGAACACTTGCATCGTCCTCATTAACTTCGGATTTCCAAGGGTGCTTGCCGTTGCCATCTAGCTTATTTCTTCGCACTACAGTGCCCTCAATGGTTGGAGTGGAGAACGTGATGCTGTCGCCCTTCGTGGCGAGATTGGTTGCCGGGATGCCAAATACCACACGGTAAAGCCAGAAATAGCGGTATTTACCGTTTGCCTTTTTCGCTCTGAATCCAACTGCTACGGGCATGCCGCCATCCTCGCTGCCCGAAATCACGACGTGGTTATCATCAAGCTTTGCGCCGGTCAGGTCTTCAGCTGCAGTCACACCGATATCGTCAATTCCAAGGGAGAGCGTCCCGCTTTTGAATTCCTTCACGATTTCAGCTGGACCATCGTCGGCATATAGTGTTGCTTCAGCAAGTTCTACGGACAGGTCCGCTTTCATTGCTTTCGCAAGCTGCAAGGGAGTGCCATAGGTTTCATTCCCACTGGAATCTTCAGTGATTTTGGCATAGTAGAGTTTATCTAGTCCGATTGTTGCCATTGGTTATTCCTCCAATTCGTAATTTTTCGCCACATCGATGGCGTAATGGTGATAGCCGGTATCATCCTCATGTCCGATATACCGGCGGTCCGTTATTGTAAAATCCGCGTCTATTAGATTGCGGACTATTTGGTTTTTCATCGCTGTGTAATTTCCCTTATCAAAGAGTGATAACCGTGCCTCTTGTATTTCGTGCCGTGGTTTATCGTCGGTGTAAAGTTCAAACGTATCTACCATCGGCGTGATCACAGCATAACGGTCTGGTGCAGTCTCTGAAAACACACCCGTTTCCACGGGAATCAGAGGAGATACAATCGCAGTCAACTCGCTTAAGAGGCTCATATTTTTTCTACCTCCTTTTCAAACGTCGTGACCATCGCATCAACACATGCCTTTTTGCTTGCTGATTTTGCAGGCTTCAGAAAAGGCTTTGGCGGTTGGCCATGCTTCCCATATTCCAAAACGCCCGCAATCATAGCATTGCTTTTCCCGTCACCGCGCGGCTCAGAAAAACCGACTTTAACATTGAAATTACCGTCCTTATCCTGTCTTGCTGAAGATACCCCAAGCGCGGAGACAAGCTCTCCAGTGGATCGGCTTTCTTCCTGCGTACCTTTGCCGATGACACTTTGCAGGTTGCTTTTCACCTTTTCTTCCACAACTTCGCCACCTGCTTTTAGAACAAGAGGAATAATTTCATCAGTTTTCTCGCCAAGTCTGGACAGCTTTAAGAGAAATTCATCCGGCATTTTAAACGCTGCCTTAGCCACTGGATATCATCTCCTTGGCAAGGACCTCGATGTACATCCCGCGTCCTTTGACATCCTCGACCGAGGTGATTTCAAAACGCCCTTCTTTGTTCACGACGGCCATTGCGGTTGTGATGCTTACGTCAGGAATTCGGCGAAAACGGAAAAGGTCGGTGGCTTCAGAGAACGAGGCCCGATTAGCCCATTTCTCATTGCCGTGCCGACCTTCTCGATACGCCCTGACCGAAGCCACAATATTGTCTACTTCCGTTCGAAAGCCCTCTGGATCTTTGACGGTCACTTTCTCAATAAGGTCGATTGAGGTATTCATCTTTCCATAACTCATGGTCACACCTTCCAATCCCGGTCCAACCTGAGGAGCAGATTGACCGTATGCCATACCTGTTGCCCGGCTTGCACGTTGTCCGCAAAAAAGCCGCCCGTACTGCCGTCCCTTGATTCATAGAAATGGGACGACAGCATAATGACGGCTTGCTCTGTTGTAGGCGGCATTTGATTATCAGCGTAGAAATTTTCAAGCAGGTGCTGATAGCTCTCGGCGTACCTGACAGCAGCGGTAATATACATCTGCAGAAGCTCATCGTCTGCTGTATGTTCAAGGATAAGATTTGCCTTCACTTTTTCAAGCAGTGTCATACCGCCACCGTCCTTTCCTTATTCAACTTCTGGTTCGACGATCACAACGGTAAAGATAGCTTCGGGGTAACCAGAAGTCCAAAGCGTGAATATCTTTGGAGTCGTCACGATCTCATCGCACTTAAGCCACATGACAATATCCCCGGCAGAGCAGCCAGCAGCAGTCGCTTCGGTAACATCCTCTGCTGTAAGTTGATAGTCGTTATACTTGATGACCGTAATATCTGCTAGTCCTGTGGTAATGGCCATACCAATCCACTTGTGCGTACCCTGATCAGGATTAGAACTTGGAAAAGCGATTAGCTCCGATACAGGGACGGTAACGGTAATTACGCCGTTTTCAATGGTGATCGCGGTAACCTTACCCTGGTTACTAATTAAATCTTCACCGGTTGGCGTAGGAATTTTTGCGACCGAAACGTTCCATGTATCCGGGATCATTACCCCTGCATCTTTAAGTTTTTTCAATAGATTGTTGAAATCATCCTTGACTCCAGCGACAGTAGTGGCCGTACTTGCAGCTTGATTTATTGCAGAAGGAAGCCCCGTCACTGAGGCTTCCTCCTTAATTTCCAGCGTACCGCCAATTACCGTTTTTTCGCCGCCTTGCTCGGTATAGTTCTTTGCGTTATAACTCATATCGCACCTCCGTTACGCTTTCTGCTGAAGAACCTTGACGGCTTCGGGCAGAATGAGCTTGCCGTCGACACGCTGGGTAGCGACAAAGCCTACCTGCCCGGTGGCGGCGTATAACTCGTTGAGTCTCTTGAACACGCGTCCCTGGCGGTCGGCTACCCAGTAATAACCGAAGTCACCGAAAACGATGGTCTTAGCGGCTGCGGCAATGGCGGGTACATACGCCGATGTATACAGAGGGCGATTCAAAATAGTGTCCGGTGTTCCCGCCTGCAATGAAGGCTGCCAGAGGTACTGACCGTTGCCGTCCTTCAGCTTGCGGATCGCTTTTACGGTGGAGTCATTCATTACGAAGACAGCTTTGTTTCTATAAGGCGCTTTGAGTGAGTAGAAGAGATCAAGCACCTCGTCGATGTTGATAGCGGTAGCGCCCGCCGTGGTTACGCCGATCTGCGCTCCGCCGGTAGCAGCGAGGATACCGGTCGGTTTGCCGGAGCCGTCGCCTGTGAAAAATGCTTCCTCTTCCTTGTTACCGATACGCCTTGCGAACTCTTTTGAGATGTAGGTTTCGAGGTTGAATACGCTGTCGTTCAGCAGCTCTTCGGAAACCTTGATCATCGTTCCCAGTTTATATGCTCCGATGGAAACCTGCCCAAAACTGTCGTCGCTTTCGGGAATAGCGCCTTCCTCATCAATCCAGGATGCTGTGCCCTTGGATGCCACGACCGGGATTTTCCGGTCCCCGGAAGAGGTGGTAATCACGTTGGCTAGCCTACGAAAGATATTCTCATCATCGAGAGCTTCCACAAGGGTGCGCTCAAATTCATCTGGTACAAGATATCCGCCCTCGGTGTCGGTGCCGATCTGCAGCGCATTTCTGATGACAGGGTCGAGACCTTCTCCGGCACGGGTACGCATGGCATTCCAGAATGCCTTCCTGTACTCTTCGGATGCTCTGCCTTTTTGGGTTTCCATGCCCGGTACAGAAGGTTTTCCGGTGAGCGGCATGTTTAGGGGTTTGGAAAGTTCGCGGTCAAGCGCTTCCTGCTTTTCAAGCCTGTCTATTTCATTGCCTAGCGCTACAACATCGGCTTCCATTTTGTCATAGACTGCCGTGTCCTCTGCGGAAACCAAGCCGTCCGATCCACGTTTGGCATCCAGAAACGCCTTTGCTGTTTCCCATGCCTTTGCGCGTTTTTCACGCAGTTCAAGAATTTTACTCATATCATTTTCCTCCTAAAATTTAGTGTTGAATCAAAGAGAGCCGCTTCTCCAGCGACTCGATCGGTGTGCCTGTTTTCTGTTTTGGGAGTTTGGGTTTGACTTTGTCCAGCAGCGAGTTTGTCACCGCCCTGCGGCTGAAAGCATAGGTGACATCACCGGTCTGCTGTCGTTTTTTATCGTCTTCCAAAATCCTGTCGGCAAATCCGAGTTCAATGGCTTTTTTGGCATTCAGCCAGGTTTCTGCATCCATCAGATGGGAAAGCTTTGCTCTTGACTGGCCTGTTTTTATTTCATAGGCGTTGATGATGCTTTCCTTAACTTCCGAGAGCATGGCGATGGCTTTTTGCATTTCATCGCTGTCTCCGATGGCTACCGTAAAAGGATTATGCACCATCATGAGTGCTGTCGGAGCCATCAGCACGGTCGTTCCCGCCATAGCGATCACCGAAGCGGCTGATGCCGCAATACCATCGATTTTTACGGTAACCTTGCCTTTGTAGTCCATGAGCATGGCATATATCTGGCTTGCCGCAATGCAGTCGCCGCCAGGTGAATTGAGCCAAATAACAATGTCACCCTCTCCGGCGGCAAGTTCCGCTTTAAATGCCTTTGGGGTGACATCGTCATCAAACCATGAGTCTTCGGCTATCACGCCGTCAAGGTAAAGTGTTCGGGCGCCGGAATCTTCGTCCCGCACCCAGTTCCAGAATTTCTTCAT